AACTAAATACACCAGAAGATCTTAATATAGAACTGAGTAAGGGCAACATAAGTAAAATATCAAATTATATAAATAGTGTTTATTTAAGTATAAAAAAAGAAGATGAAATAATGTTGCCAAAAGATAAAGACACTTTTATAAAAAATTTAACTTTTATTAGAGATAAGATTTTATCTCCGGACGGTTTTAATAAAAATTTACATCAAAAAATAGAAGAGCTTAGAAATAAAGCAAATGAAATAATAAACAATTATAATCCAGGTGGTGTTTCACACTATGATACGACATACTGGGCTAGGGGTACACCATCGTACCGGGACGAATTGACATTAGACTAACCTTTGATTTCTTTTGTGTACTTCTCAAGCCATCCATCTTTTTTACTATGTGCCCATATAACAAAGTGGTGGGGATTTGAATTAGAGTCAAAAACAGCATTAAACATATTGATTTTTTTATCCATTATTTCTTTATTTTTTTCAGGAAAAAAATCATTTCTAAAAATTAACTTATTATCAACGTCTTCTACTCCAAAGAACCAAAAATCACAATCGTCCCTCGATGACACATCTTTTGGATCCCAAGATAAATTCAAATTATATTTGTTTTCAAAATCTTTTAACCACTCTTCTTCGGTCATGATATAAGGGTTTTGTCCCCTTTTAGCTTTGGATCCTATTTTTTTATTTTTGAAATCAATTCCTGTATACAGTTCATAATCATGAAAAGATCTGGCTGTGCCTAAGCAGTATTTTCCCAAATGTTCATCATTTTCTTCTTGTTGCAATAATTTTCTTAATCTTTTTTTTGCTTTTGAGTCAAGATTCCACCAAGGATTATCTTTTGTGTGATCATCCCAGTGTTTCTTGTCGCCCTCTCTGATGTATTGATGCCATATTATTGAATAATGGGGGTGAAATAAATCATATCCGTGTGTGTACGATCTTACGCTCAGACTTACTTCTTCTCCGTGAAAGTACAAATTAGGATCATAGCCGCACTCTTCAACCCATTTACCATGTACAAATACAAAATGCCCAGAAACAAATCTTGCGGGAATAGGATCGGTTAAGGTTCTAAATTCATCAACATAATGCGGCTTAAGCATTAAGTTTCCATCTTGGGAAAAAGTTTCAAATCCAACTATTTTTAAAGGCTGATTATTTAATTTTTGATCATTTTTCATATCCAAGACAGTACAATAACCTGTCAATAATGGCTTGTCGGATTTCAACCCTTTATACATTTCTACGAGCTTAGAGTCCCACTCTGGGAGAAATCTATGATGAGAATCTAGTTGAAAGTAGTACTTCTCCCCAGAGTATAACTCTTGTACTTTACTCCTAGCCCAACAAGCCCCTCTACTATCTTTATAGTTTATATCAATTATCTTGAATCTTGGGTCATTTTTAAACTCATCTAAATTTTCGTCATCCCCATGCTGCCAACATATTCCAAAGGTTAAATTGTCTGGATTTTTTGATTTATTTAATAAATCTTTTAATGTTGGTATTAATTGAGCATCTCTATATGATGCTATGCTGACAAATATTTTATCCATAAAAAATATTCCTAATATATTTGTAATTGACTTCTATCTGAGATGAATATATTTTCAGCATAATTTAATTCAAACCAAATATCATATATTCCTATGTCTAACTCGGCGGTATCTAAAAAGTAATAGCCAAATCTTTTTTCTCTGAACGAGACGCTGTCTCCATCAACCACAAGCCTTAAATCTTGTTCAGATGGTAAGCAGTCTGAGCAATTTTTCTCTATGTAAATTTTGAGATCTGCTATCACCGCAAGATTGCTGTAATACCGCTCTAGTTCTTCACTTTTTGGAACATTGGGAACAACCTCTATTATTATGTATCTTTTACTTCCTTTGGTTACTTTGTTTGGCTTAAAGTAAAAGCTGAAGTCATATATGCTTGGAGATGTAGATGTAAACCAAAGACTTGGAAATACTTCGAAGTAATTTTCAATATTGGATTCTACGCATGGCTGTCCTTCTTCGAACTTTACATGCCAAACATCAACATATTTACCTATGGTGTAAAGAGGGCTTGTTAAATTTACTGTTAATACATACTCTCCTTCATCATTATTGACAACATCCTCTCCTAGGACAGATTGAACAAGTCTTTTACCAGTTGGATTTTCTGATGTGATTTCTTCCGGATCTAAGAAGTAGATGTCTACTTTGTCCACTTGATAAAAATTTGTTTTTGTATTTGAATTAAAAGAGAATAGTCTGAGGTTTATATCGTCGCCACAATTTGGGTTTTGAAATCTTTCTTTTGTAGCCATGTTTATCTCTTTCTAATTTTTCTTCTTTCTGCTTCCATTTGTTCGTTCTCTTTTTCTTTTTGTTGTATATATCTTTGTATTAACCATTTTCTGAGGTTAATAGGCAAGATCATAGTATCTTTCATGCTTTGTCGCATGTGATATTGAAAGAAGAAGATTTCTTCTGCCAGGTTTTCCCACAAGCTTAAGCTTGCGTTTTCTCCCTCCTCCGACGCGGGAAGAAAAAATTTGCTTCAAGCGGAAGATCCACATCAAATTCTTGTAGGCAGCTAGGGCAAGCCATATCTACCTTTGTATCTACACCGAAGGGAGGTTCGTTAACACAATTTCTAATATAAGATACGTCTGAAATCGGGAGATTTTTAATCAATGTCTGGAGATCTCTTTTATCTGTTATTCCTTGAATTTCATCAACCAAAACAGATGTTCTATATATCAATGTGTCATCAGTTGAATTATCTCCAAAGTTTTTAATTCTTCGATCTCTATGTTCTTGAATATCAGTTTCATCTTTACCCTTAGATAATCTATATCTGAACGAGTACTTCGAGGTTGGTAAAATACCTTCGAGCGATGGACCATAGTCATCTGGGGCTGATTCAACCATCAGGGTATTCAAGTCAATTTCTGTTGAGAACTTTCTTTCACACTCTGGGCATTTTATTTCAACTTCATATAAAGGAGAATAAGATATACCTCTTAGGTATATCAATAAATATGTTCTATCTACTGTGAGAAGATCCTCTGGTCTGATCTTATCCTTTATGCATCTGGAGAATATCATGTTTAAAGCTTGACCTTTTCTGACGAACCTCGGGGTAGCCAATATTTGTTCTTCTTCGCCTGTCATTGGTCTTATGTGTAGTATTCCGTCTGAAGGTCCATTATCGCCATCATAAAAAATTCCCCTTGATGGAAGTCGAACCTCTTCATAAACAGAGGTTGATTGCTTCAAATCCTCCAGTAGATCTTTTAAATTTCCTGATACAGGTTGTCTGTCTATTGATGATGGTGATATTTGCGGATCGGCTTCTGGAATATTTTGCCCCATAGCCCTTAAAAATTCGGAGGGGACATTTCCTTTGACTTCAAAGGGCATTTGTCCCTCTGGTCTTTTTGATTCTCCAGATGCAGCTTGTCTAATGGATTCTGCGGCATTTAATTTCTCTAAATTTTCTTCGGGTTTTCTGGGGCGGAAAACTTCTTCAGACATATGTGTAGCCTTTCTTAAAAAATTATCTTTATATCAAAATTATCATAGTGAAAAATTTTTAATTTTTCTATTATATTGTGTGGAAATAAATCTTTATAACTTGGAAGATAAAATATTTTCAAACTCAGAGTTACAAAAAAAATTATCTGATTTTAAAGAAATATTTGATCAGTGGAAATTTGCAAAAAGAATAGGTGGCATGGCATCTAGGATTAAAGAGATGGAGATGAATCTTCTTAATTCTATTGAACAAAAACACATCGATATATTAAGTCAACATTTTGGATCAAATGTTATTTTAAAAAGAATTAATAATAATATCACAAAAAGCTTTTGTTTTTCTCTTAGTGATTGTGAAGTTCCAGTTGAAGCAAAAGAATATAGAGAGTTTTGTGTGCATAGAGGAAAAGATGACTTTAATTTAACTTTGTGGAGGTAATTTGAACAATACTGTTGTGTTTATTTTAGCGTCTATAGGAATGACTCACATAATAATAGATGGTTCTATATTTCAATTTTTAAGAAATTGGATTAAAAACAATCTTCCTGAGAATATAGCAAAACTATTTGAATGTTATATGTGCCTGGGCTTCTGGTGTGGGATGTTTATGGGAGCATCACTTTTAACAACAGATCCTTTACAGGTATTTGCTTGTGGGTGTGCCGGAAGCATATTATCTCAATTGATGGCTGTAATTTTAAATTTATTAGAAGCTTCTATAATAAACTTAACAAAATAAGGAAACACAATGAAACAACCTATTAGTTTAATAGATGTAAAACAAGCCCTAAGAGATGACAGATTCAGAAATAGTCTGCCGGAAACATTCAAAGAAGATTTAAACAAATTTATTTCTAATCCGGGTTGTGGTTGTAATGTCAGTCTTTACAAGAGATTATTATCAGAAGCCAAACCTCAGCTTCAAGAATACTTCCCAGACAAGGAAGTAGTTGCTGTAGAAGAACAGGTTGGCAAGCTATCGCAAAACAATTTTTCTATAGTAAACTGCTCGATTGATGAACTTGAATCAAAATTAAGAGCTTTATCCCCAGGAAGAAAACAGCTTGCCATCTCCAGATATGAAGATCAGGTGACTGTAGTTATAAATGAACTAGACTTTGTTTATTGAATCTTTGCATATAATCTTCATTTTATCTGGGTATTCCTTGTATTTCTTAACATCTATTGGCAGTTCATCGCCATTTAATCTTTGAGAACCTAATATTATAGCATTATCATAAAAATAATATGCTTTTTGATATTTTTTCATTTCAAAATTAATATCTCCGAGTAAACACCAAAACTCAGCCATAGTGGGATTTTTTTCTATGCAGAAGCCTATTGTTTGCATTGATTTTTCAATATTTTTTTGTGTATAAAATAAAATTAAAGAAAGGTAATATTTAATCATAATATAACTTGGTAAGTTAGTATCTTTTTCCATGAAAAGATACTTTTCAGCTGTCTTAATAAAATTTTCCCATTTTTTGTTTTTAATATAAAAACATGATTCATAATAAAGTGGATGTGTTTTTAAAGGATCTTTAGATTTCCATTTTAATATTTGTTCGTATTCATCTGGGTATTCTCTTAGGGTTAATTCTTTCAAAATTATATTTGAGGAAGAAGATTTTGAATATATTGTTTCAAAAATTGGATTTTCAAATTTTATTTTATTATCACAAAAAAATCTTGTCGTCTTAGATAAAACTTCATTTTGTAAAAGCAGAATGCTGTATATTCCCTCTTTTTTATTAGAAATATCCAGTATTTCTTTTTTTCCATTTATAATTTTTTCATTTGGCTCAATGAAAAATAGCCAATTTTTTTTGACACTATTTATCAAATGATTTTTATTAGAGGCAAAATCTTCATTTATTTTTTTAAATTTTTTTCCATTGTATTTCTCCAGTATAGAAATAGTTTTATCTGTTGATCCCATGTCGATATAAGAAATATTCGTGCAAATATCAAAAAAAGATTCTATGCAGCTCGGCAAAGTTTCTTCGTTATTTTTTGTAACAATACAAAAAGATAAATTGTCATTCATTTTATTTTTTCAATCAAATTTTCTATTGCGGCTATAAAATTTTGTTTATTTTTACTTTTATAATAACACAATAGATCTTTGTAGTGCTTTATGCATCTTGGATCTTCTAATATTTTATAGAATATGTAATAATAATCCATAAATTAATAGAATATATTCTTTAAAAATTAAAAGGAAATTAATGGCATCAGAATATCTGAATAACAAGAAACTAGAGAAAGTGATAGTTTCTTTTCAAAAAATAAAAAGAAGTAAAAACATGTATCAATATTTGATGAATAACATCAAAGATCAAGGCGTTAAAGAAAAAGAACCTGATTCTTGGATTTTTGTTAAAAATGAATACAATATAGCTTTGAATGATTATGATATTACTCAAAGAGATTTAGCTACTGCTTTTTATACTCTATCTGAAAATATAGTCAGATACGCAAAGTTTAATTTGATAGATCCAGATGACAGTGTGCAAGAAGGCGTTCTTATATGTTTTGAAAAACTTGATCGTTTTGATCCGAGGTTTGGAAAAGCTTTTAATTATATGACAACTTGTATATTAAATCACTTCAAGCAGTTGTATAGATCTGCCAGAAACTATACAGAATTAAAGAAAAAATATCAAGATCATATGTCTAGGGAGATGCAACACGAAATCAATGTATCAAAAACACACAAGCCAAGAGATTAAGTTTTTGGTCCTCTTTTCATATTAACTGGTTTTAATTTTTCTGAATATCTATCAGGCTTATCTTTTAAATCTTGCATTAATTTATATAAATCTTTGCTTATATCTCCTGGTGTAGTACCGGAGCATTTATCTGTGTTTATAATGGATGTTGTTTTGTTTGATTTGTTATAAAATCCTTTTGATATTACAAAGCATTTGTTTTTATGATCCCAGCTTACCACGCCAACCCACTCGCCGTCGTCCCAGTTTCTGCTTGCAACAACTAGTCTGTAAGGTTGTTCTGAGTAGACATGCTTTGTGTGAAATCCATGGTTTTTCATTGCAGCGCTTATATATCCAAGAGCTATTTTTGAATATGCATCTAAGACTTCGTTTGGATCAGTCCGGTAGTTTATAGCAACGCTATATCTTGTTGAATCTACACTTTCTTCCAATTTCCATTCTTTGAATGATTTCATAATTTTAGCCTAATTTAATTTGTGGCAGATCTCCAAACCTATTTATTAGTCTTTCTTCCCAATCTTTTTTCTCTTGCAATCCTTCTTGAAGTATTTGCTGACCGTCAAGCTGAACTCCACCATTTGGTCCAGGAGGATTAGTTATCTTTGAGCGAATTCTACCCAGCATTATCTTTGCAAAAGCAAGAGCCCCTTCTTGCATTGCTTGTGTAACTTGTTTAAAATCCGTATTTTTTTGCAAATAATGAACGGCAACTAAGTGGGATTTATAAGGAACTGGATAAAGTTTTATAGCTCCATATCCACCAATCCACTCCCAACCTCCTTGCTGGCTTGCCATTCTGTTATACGTATCCTCATATTGCTTATACAGCATCCATTCATTCATTTTACCCCAAACAGGCGTCTGTGGGTTGATACCGCCAGCAATACTCCCATACGCACCAGCACCCATATACTCTAGTGGTATCACTCCACCTAAGTCTGAGGCACTGAACGCGTATTGAGCCGTTTCTTTATAAGCAACTTCTCTTACCATTCCTACATCGTTAGGCATTTGATATATTGTTTGTCCTGGTACGGTGTTAAAAACATACCACTGATAATATTCTCTGGGCGCATAATCTTCAAATATTTGAAGTGCAAAATCAACAGCTCCATCGAGTTGCTGTTGATCCAATTCTATGCTTACAACAGGTGCACCCAACATCAAAAGGACGTAATCCTTTATTTGCTCTCTTACTTTTTCTCTATTTCTTCTGGGTGATATCTTTACCAATGGGTCTGTTGGACCTAAATTTGATCCACAAGGAGCCGAAGATTGACAATTTACATCTTGAGAAGGTCTGGGTATTTCTAAAATATTGCTCATATATTATATATATAAAGTAACCAGGAAGAAATTAAAACTATGTACAACTTTAAAGAATTCTTTACCAAAAATTTTGATTACACAATCTTATTGGAAGCAAGGGCTAATAGAGGCACTTATATTAAAAATCCAACATTGTTAGATGAAGAAGACCTGGACTATCTTTATCAAATAGATCAATCTTATTGGAAAGAAGCTCTACAGCAAAGAATACAAAAAACTTGGAATCTATTAAAAGATAGACAAAACATAAGAAATAGAATTGCCAAAGAGATGTTGTCGGAGATTAAATCTAAATTTAGCTTATCAAAAACTGCTGCGGGTGGAGTGCGTTCCAAAAGAAGAGTTATATCTATAACCAGCTCCAACATAAGAGATATAAAAAATCTCATACTAAGCATATCGGGAAAATATGATAATTACGGAAGAGAGTCTTCTTCTTCAGAAGAAAATAGGGAAGAGCTATCTGCTTGGCTTGATAAAGTTATGGATAATTATGATTTAACGAATACTTCTACTAGAGGTTATGAAGATAATTTTAGAACAATAAGGGATTTAATTCACGAGGTAATTAAACACATAGTAATATATGTAAAAGGTGGAGATCAAGAAGAATACTACGTTGGAAATAAAAGAATAAAGTTTTATATCAACAGATACATAGAAAAACTTGAAACTCTTCCTGGTGATGAGCACACAATAAAAACAAAACTAGATCATATTAGTCAGGTATATGGAAAAGATATAGAGTTTGAATCACATGGAAAATATGGAATAGATTTATCCAACGCAAGAAAAGTTAAAACCAAGGGAGGAAAAGACATTATATATAGGGCCGGCTCTGGCACAGATGGGCGTGGCGGTACCGAAGGGGGTTTTAACTTTTCTAAATCTAGCGGTGCGGGAGAGGCTCTCAGCAATCTTTATTCATTGAATTATCATAGACATTATGGAAGTCTACCTTCCGATGACCCTTCACACGATAGAGATATAACTTACAGAATAGTTAAAAGTGGAATAAAACAATTACAAGATATTGATGACACAGAAGCTCAAAACACAATACAAAGAAATATATTTAATTTTATAACAAGATTTATAAACAATAACAAAAAACTGTCGTCTTGGAATGATCCAAAAGTTGCAGATCTTCTGGAGAATAGCCCGTTTCCATTAAAAGAAAAAGAAGAAATGGAAAGTGGATTATGGCTTATAAGACACATTCTTAAAAATCCAAACGCAAAAGAAGAGGATTTATCTACGGTAGACGAAGCTAGTTTCAAAAAAATATTTCACGACAACTATGATCAAGTAGAAAATTGGAAAACAAATGGTAAGATAACCATGCGTACTATTAATTGGATGACACAGCCAGGAGTGCCTTTGAAAGATGGGGAAGCAGGCTGGAACGTAGTCAATAATACTAAATTAAAAAAGATATTTGCCGAATATTTCTCGAACGAAAGAACAAAAGAAATAATTAGACAACAAGCTGTTCATGGTCCGAAAGTACTTTCTTTGGTAATAACGGGAGATCCTGTTAAAGATGAAGAAATAAGGAAAAAAGAACTGGAGAAAATAAATCCCGAGGATAGAGAGCGATTAGAAAAAATACTAGGACCTGAAGATTGGGAAACTTTTCAAAAGACAGGCAGAATACCATATAAAATTAAAGATGAAAAAATAAAAATAGGAGTAACAAGAACAGACAAAGATGGAAAAACAGTGCAAGATGCTCCTAAAATAGTACTTCCTCATGTAAAGATTGGAGAAGGTGAAAATTCCAGATATGTTCCATTATTGAATACACCATCTTTTATTAGATCTTCTGTAGACACAAATTCTGTAGAGGCTTCCAAATTAAAAAATATAATAACTTCTGCTCTTAAAAAATTAAAAATAAGTACTGATTCAATAGATTTAGATTCTATTGATGATTTAAAAAAATTATTGAATTTAGATAATCTTAAAGATAAGACTAGGGCTAGCATCGAAAAACTAATGATACTTGTGGGAGAAGATTCAGAAGAAAGTTTAATGACAACATCTAGAAGTGGAGTAATTCTTGGAAAAGATGGAAAAGAAACAACATTAAATAACTTTTATAAAGTTCCAAGATATTCTCATGGTCTACCAGGAACTAGAGTGACAGGATTTAGACCAGAAGTTTCTAGCCAGGTTCCTGGATCGCCTCACAGCAAAGAAGCAAGAATAGGGTTGGCAAAAATATTTCAGATAGGAACTCCTGTGATGGGATCGCAAGGATTGATTATTGGCAAAGAAACATGGGATTATTTCAAAAGAAATCCAGAATTAATTCCACAAGATGTATCGCCCATGAAATATCGAGAATATGATCTTTTGGATACTGGTCCGGATGATGTTCCGCGCAGCGGTAGCAGATATATAGAACTAGGTGAATCCTTTAAAATAATAAAAGAAGCTGAAGATGATATACAAAGAGATACAAGTGGTGCACGAATAGGAGGCAAGTTAACAGCCAAGTTTGATAAAGAATTCGGTGCCAACAAACACTATTATGACATCAAACCAGTAGAAAGCGGGTATGGTAATCTCTCCGGCTGGAACGATATTGTTATGGGAATGACAGATGTATTTTTTAAGAAAAAATATGGTGGAGTAGATGCCAACCGAATTGATATAAGGCAAGCAGTAAAAGACTTTCAAAAAATCCATGATGAAATAGTAGATGTTTTTTATCTTAATGCTAAAGATAAAGATCTTTATACTACCATGGGAAGAAGGACTAGGGCTGGCAGTGAGGCTGATAAATTTATCTCTAAAGCCAATGAAGCTACTGGTAGCAAGGCAAGAAAATCAAGAACGAGTACAGAAAGCATGATTGTGAGAAATCCTAAGAGCTCGAATGAGCCTCAGGCAAATGTTAATAACATCGAACCTCTTGCTTATGATAAATCTTTTGATAAACAGAAAAGAGCACAAGTTGTGTCAATTTTCTTTGATACAAACAATCAAATTGTATTCACCAGCAATACAGGTAAAACATGGTCGCCTACAGTACAAATGCCCGACTCCGATGTGAAACAGCCATATGTATTTAGAAAAAATAAAGATGATTTAATAAACACGCTTTATAGAAATTCTACTATACTCAGGTTTTTATCAGAAAGTTCAGATAAAATAGATGTTTCTAGCCACAAGAAAATTATTGAAATTTTAGATGTGGAGAAAAAAAATCTATTATCTTTCTGGGATACTACTTTTCCTCAATACACTCAACATTACAAGACAACTATGGATAAGATCGGTGGGTATGGAGAGGATTTGCTATCGTACATTCGTGTGTGCGATATAGATATAACCAAATATATAGAGGATATTTATGAAGATGAGAAAGAAGAGCTTGATAAAAAGGCAACCAAGAAAATAATTGTTCCAAAACAAGAAATGCCGGTAGACTCTCAGATAGAATCCGGATATAAGGACATCCTGTCTTTGGTGAAGGAGATAGAGGGAATAATTGAGGATGAAAGTTATAGAGGAAAAACTTTTTTCTGGACAACCAAAAAAGATGAGCCAATTATTACAAATTGGCATAAGGCTGTAATTGGTTTAGCCAAAACCTTAGTAAATCCTGCTTCTAATGACAATCTTAAGAAAGAAAAATTAATTCAGGTTATTTTAAAACACATAGGCGGATGGTCTACCTCTGGTGGACGTTTAAAATACCCGGCAGAAGTATTTTTAAAGAGAATTTCAGATAATTTTAATCAATTTGCAAAATTATTAAAAATCGCACCACCAGATGGTATGTCGGAAATCTCATCTACTATTCGTAATAGCAAAAATGCAATAGCTTCTCAAATCCCCACAGCTTTAACTACTATTAAATCAGAGTTTATAAAGCAAGCAAAAGCAATTAATCCAGAAATTAAATAATGGACTTTTTACAAAATCAAAGAAATCATTATATTAAAAAATATATATTTGAAGTTTTAAAAGAAAGATTTAGTAGAAACGAAAACATAATAGATAGAATCTTATATCATTTAGCCACAGAACAAGATGTAACAGATTTCAATAAATTAATCGCTGATGTTTACGAAACTGCTTATCTAAAATGTGTTGATGACCACAGAAAAAAGTTTGAACAATTGGGATATAGTGTAAAAGTAATATCAGATCATTCAAAAGAAGGTGTATAGTCTGAAATTATAGCTGTGTATATGAAACCCATAGGGGCATCTGTCTGATCAGAAACTTTCCACCATCTTTTATCTTTATTTTTTGGATATAAAATTGAATTATTGGTAATTTTTTCCATAGTCCAAAATTTAAGATAAATATCAGCTTTTTCTATTATTACTGTTTCAAATATAAATTTATCAAGATACTCTGTTCTCTGATAAACTTCATCATACAAACTATCTTTTTTCTCTATAATTTTTGCCGGGAGACAGAAACATTGAATTGTTTTATGGTCTGAAGTCTTATTTTGTTGTTTAACTTCTTCTTTTTTTTCTTCTACTATTTTAGGTTCTTCTACTGCTATTTTCTTTTCAAATACTACATCTTCTTTGTTCTGCTTTATTTCAAAGCTTTTAGCTTTGTTTTGTTTGTCTATTTCCTCTGTCCATTCGAAATTATGCTTTGTAAAACCTTTCCACAAAGTCTGATCTTCCATCAAAGGATTGGGGCCAGAAATTTTGAAGACAGTTCCGTCTTTATTTTTTATCGCCATGATATCTATATATTAGTAATTATTCATCTAATCGAACAAACAAATGAGCCTAATAATTCCAAACACATCTGATCAGACAATTTTAAAATTTATTTTTGGCACAAAAACTGCCAATAGTGCGCAAACTTTAAGGCTTTTTGTAAATGATTATAATCCAAGTAAAACCACTATTATTTCAGATCTAATCCAGGCTTCTACAGCTAATTATTCTTCCAAAACTCTGGACGGAGCTAGCTGGGCTATTAGCACATCAAGTAATATCACAACAGCATCATATCCAGAATGGATATTTACTTTTAACAACAATATAACAGTGTATGGATATTATGTGACAACTAATATAAATGGAACTGACACATTGCTTTGGGTTGAAAGATTTACAAGTCCTTTCATACTTCCAGGCGGTGGCGGTTCAATAGCTGTGAGTTTGAATATAGGCGTTTCTTGAAAATATGTTTTATAACCATATATAATTATATGATTAGAAAACAAGACGGAACTCCATATTGTGTAACAGGAAGTTACCAACAATTTGATCCTCAGGATCCACAATTTACTCTTTATGATAGCTGGGATGAAGAAGCTATAAAACGAGGCGGAATTCCAATATTCTATTATGAAGTTTTCATACAATCATCAACAGTAGATCCTATTTACCTTGAGGATAGAGGAAAAATATTTTCGCCAACCCCAGTTCAACTCTGGGGTTATTATGAACCGGCTGCAAGCCAGAACTATGTGAATCAATTTGGTATAGACGCACCTGACGAACAAATATTTGAACTTAATTATAGATCTGTATTGAAGGCTATTGGACATCCGCCTAAAATTGGATCAAGATTGTATACACCACATCTTCAAGAAAACTGGGTGATCATACAAAGAAATTTAGCCGAATTTAAACAGTGGGGTGTGTTACACATACAACTAATTTCTCAGAAGTTTCAAGAGAGTGTTACTTCTGGTGAAGGTAAAATTCCTACTCCAAAACAAGACTTTAAAATCATTTAGATTTCTTTAATAATTTTAAAGGCAATCTAGGCTTTATAAGCTGCTTATATTCTGTGGTTGGAAACGGAATAAATAGTTCTCTCTTTACAAGATTTTTAGGTTTATTTATAAGTTTCATTTTCTTTTTCGTCTAAAGAGTTTTACTCTTGGGTGTTTCTTTTTAAAGTACTTATCTGCAGATTGTTTAATTAATTTATTTATACCAGTCATTCCATCTTTAGAAAAAGATGTGCTCAATACTTTATATTTATTATCAAAAGTATTACCTTCGTGATCTTTCCATTTTTTACAAAATTCTTCGCTATATTTTGAAACATTTGCTTCTAAAAAAATTCTTTTTTCTTTTTCTTGTTCTGTCATTTCTGATATTTCATAGCTCACTCTTCTTGGTAAGATTAATATCTGAGCGTAAGGCTCTCCCTTTCTAAATATATAACTGCAATTTAAAGGAGGCTGTTTAAAAACAACAAAAAATATCTTAGACCACCATTCTCCCTGTATGTGTCCAGCTACAGGCAAAGGTGTTGTCCACGATGAATCTGTGTAATATTTGGGGTGGGGCTCTATTCTTATTATGTGATCGGAAGGTGGTTCAAAATCAAAACTTGATGTAAACCCAAAATGTCCTGGGGCAAAGTTCATAAAAGGAGGCATTGGGTGATTATGCTTCTTTTCTTCTTCAGAGAAATCGCCTTCGAATACTGTTTTTCCATCTATGTTTTTAACTGTGCATTCTGTTTCAAATGGATAAATCAATTCTATTCCGTATGTGCTCGCTTCTACGAAAGGTGGGCAATGCCAAGGCTGAGGTTTAGACCCATTTCCATGGGTTTTATCGTCGCCTGCCCAACCAGGTATTTGAAGTTTTATTTGAGTAGGAGGAAATTCTTTTGCATTAAAAAAACTTCTCCACTTTAATTTAAGATTACTCATATATATTATTATGCAAAATCACCCAGAAAAAAGCTTTGTTGATTGTAACCCAAAAGGATTTAATTTTCAAGAAAATAAAACAACACCGGACACTTGTTCAAGCGATCCAGACAATTTAGATTTTTTAAAAGAATCTTCAATAAATGAAAAAACAGGAAACGGAAAAAGTGATCTTTCTGATCCCATACAAAGTGGCAAAATCATAAACGATGGAACTAATTACAATACAATTTATAGATATACCAAATCTTTAAGAGGAGCCGATGAAGCGGTGCTGGATTTATTTAAAGACATTGTTGTATTGGATGAAGATGGAAAAGCACACCCAGTTCCTGTTATTTGGGGAACACAAGAAAAAGCAGTAGCAGCAATACTTCAAGATAATGTAAGAAAAGATAATTCTTTAGTTGTTGATAGAATTAGACTTCCAATAATGGCTATACATAGCCAAGATTATCAATTTAATCAATCAAGATACATATATCACAAGGCTATTAATTACCCGAGAAGAGCAGATGGAAAGCCTGATGCGTATAGTGAGAAATATCAAAGAGATACAATATTTGGAACATCCAGGGGTATACCGATAGATATTTCTTATAGTTTATATGCTTGGACTATGTATATTGAGGATATGAATCAAATATTAGAGCAAATTATTTTAAAATTTAGTCCTGTTGCATATATAAAGGTTAGAGGTGTGACCTGGGAAACTCAAGTAAAATTAGATTCAATTGCTAATAATCTTGAGATAGAACCAGGTGATCAAGCAGTTAGGGTTGTGAAATTTCAATTCAATCTTACTGCAGAATCTTATATACCTCAACCGATTGTCAGGAAGAAGTCTGTTCTGTCTACAAAGATAGAATTGACAGATGGCTTGATAGAAGAAGAGATAGATGCGATTGTGGGTCGAATTGAGGAAACAGTTAAGGAGATGAAGTGTTAGAGATAACAAACAGAAATAAATTTCCTATGCAACTAGTTGTTTTGTCAAGAAGGACGCCCCGTACATTTACAGTTTTAAATGTACCAGGAGTTGGTTCAGGAAAAAATATTTTTTTGCTCGAAGAAGAGAGATCAACTGACTATATACTTAGGGCAGAGAAAAAAGGATTAATTACTACTAAGAAAATTTAGATACAAAGGGAGAATAAAAAATGGCAATTTTAAGGGGATTTCCACCTTCCAATACAATAAGTCCAAGCGTTAGAATAGCTGAGAAGGATTTGAGCTTTATAGCTCCCAACCAATCTTTCCACAGAGGTGCTTTGGTAGGATTTGCTAGCAAGGGTCCGATTAACGTACCCACACTAATTTCTACCAGAAGACAGCTTTACACAACTTTTGGATACCCACACCCAGATGTTAGTGATCCCTTTTTAATTTATGCTGCTGAACAATATCTAAACACAGCCAATGAACTTTATATAGTCAGAGTTGCAGATGAAGAAGCTGTTAGCAATGAAAGAGCTGAATCTGCTTATGTTGATGTTCCAAGTGCCGGTTCTGTTGTTGAAGTAATTTCAAAATTAGCTGGTCCTTATACATTTACTGCAATTTATGGCTCATTCTTCAGATGGAGACTCAACACAGTTCTATCCTCAAAAACACTTGTTGTAGCTGCTGATACTTATAGTGCCAGCGAATTAGCAACTGCTTTGAATGATCAAATAGACACTGTGAACGATGGAATTGTATTCTTTGCAGAAACAATTGGAATGGATACTTACATTGGCGTAAAAACAGTTTGGGCTTATGGTCCAAACTCAAGTCTGGAGTTTGTTTCTGTAAAAGATTCAATATATGGCGCTGGTGTCGTTACCGGGCTCGGTACAGGCATGACACAAGCAGAACTTGTTGCTTCAAAATACGGTTATAGTGGAACAGCAGAACCTGATGAAGACGAGATGTTTAATTTCAGTGGAATGACTGGATTAAACATTCAGCTTGTTTTGGATGGAACAGACAGTCCTTTAATTGACAATGTAGTTCAAGTCATTGATCTGTCGGAGTTTGATGGAATGGCAGATGTGTCTCTAAGCGATATTGTTGAATCAATAAACAACCAAAGAATATCTGATGAAGGTGGTTTGACAACAGGAACTCTTCCTGGTGGCTGGGAAGCAAGTGCAATGTTGTCTACCGAACAAGATCCTAAACACTACCTTGCTTTTAACACCAAGCATTATGGACGAGATGCCAGACTTAGAGTTAAGGCTGCGGGGGCGGCAATAGAAGTTTTTGGAATGAGCACATCAACAGCAATGGGTGACAGCCCAGTTCAATCAAGTGCTGTTGCTGTTAACGGATCTATCTCCAACTCAGATTCAAATGTTGGTGGAATTATTGTAGGATCTGACAATGTTGGAATGAGTCAGGTAACTTTTACAGTTTATGCCGATTCTCCTGGAATTGAGGGAAATAGAACACAGGTTAAGATTAAGAATAATTCTTATGAAAACAATTTCGCCATGGAGGTTTATAGCAATGGAGTTCAAGTGGAATCTTGGGGCAATTTAACCAAAGATCCTGCAAGCAGCTACTATGTTGAATCTTATCTGGCTCAGGTGTCCGATTATATTAGAGTGGTTGATGCTACTGATGTAAGCTCACCTCCACTAAATTCAAGCACATACTCACCTTTAAGTGGAGTTTATTCTCTGACTGGTGGTGCGGACGGAATACCTTCAGACCCAGAAAAGCAAGACGATCTAATCATTGGTAGTGCTTTGGGTTATACTGGTATTTATTCTCTTAGCGAACCAGAGCAAATTGATATAGATCTAATTGCTGCTCCAGGTCACAGCAGCACAAATGTTGTTCAGGCTCTAATTGATCTTTGTCAAATGGTTAGAATGGATTGTATGGCTATAATTGATCCTCCATTTGGACTCACGGTAAAAGAAATAGTTCAATGGCAAAATGGATCACATCCATTAAATCCATATAGATTTGATAGCGATTTTGCTGCACTGTATTGGCCATGGGTTAAGATTAGAGATACTCATAATCTACTTGACGTTTGGGTTCCACCAAGCGGTGCTGTTATGGCGACAATAGCTCAGTCAGACAGCTTGGCTGCTCCTTGGTTTGCTCCTGCTGGTATAAACAGAGGAACTGTCAACAATATATTGGATGTTTATGATCGTCCAACATTAGAAGAAAGAGATCTAATGTATGGAAATAGAAATTGCGTTAATCCAATTATTCAGTTTGTTGATATAGGTGGATTCGTAATATTCGGTCAAAAAACACTTCAAAGAAAGCCAACTGCTCTCGATAGAGTCAATGTAAGAAGACTTATGCTTACGGTTGAAAAAAGATTGAGAACAGCAAGTAGATCGCTTATATTTGAACCAAATGACGATATATTCAGACAAAGATTCACAAATATAGCATCAGGAATATTAGATAGTATAAAGGTTGGAAGAGGAATAACAGCTTATCAAATTAAGGCTGATACTGAACTTAATACTCCCGATGTAATAGATAGAAATGAATTTAGAGCAAGAATAGGAATACAACCTGTACGTTCAGCAGAATTTATATTCCTTGAATTCAGCATACACAGAACCGGAAGTTTTGCCGAGACTGTATAATATTTTTAACATAAGGAGAATTTAATATGGCACAACCTATGGGGTTAGGGATTCTGGCGGGAGCAAACACTATATTCAAACGTAAATATAGATGGACATTTTCTCTAGCTACATCCTGCGGCGACATTCCAGCTACTGTGGTTAAAGTCGCAAATAGACCGCAATTAGATATAGATGATACAGAAATAAATTATTTACATGGAAAAATGTGGATACCAGGAAAAGCTTCTTGGCAGACAACCTCCGTAACTTTTTATGATGTACTGGAAAAGGGCAGCACTCAGGGCAAGAATGATATAACAAATCTGTACAAATGGTTAAGTGGAGTATATGCTTTTCATTCAAACGTAGACTTATATCAATCTTCAGTCAGAGGTGGATATGGACCCGCAGCTGCGCCACTGGGGACAGCTCTCTTGGCTGGCGCCGGGATCAGCGGTCCGGGTGGATATGCTGGCACGGCTACATTAAATATGTACGATGGCAGCGGAGAAGTTTTAGAGCAGTGGGTTTTAGGTCACGTTTGGCCACAGTCTATTAGCTTTGGTGAGCTTGATTACTCTAGTAGTGATGAGGCTACAGTTGAAGTTACACTAAGATATTCGGAAGTACAGTATAACCCATCAGCCGAGGGTTGCATGAAAAAGTTTGATCCATGCACACCGGTTGGCTGCAAATAAAATCAACCATAAAAAATGCAAGATTGTTCGCAATCTTGCATTTTTTTTTATATTTATACTAAATAAAGTATTATGGGAAGACCAATGGGATGGGATTATGGAGATGGAGCACTCAATGATCCAAAAGTTTGTTTTAAACGCAAAAATAGATGGCTATTTTTTATAGATAATGTTTCAGCCAGAAAAGTAGAGGATGGATCCGGCTGCCCGTGCCTTCCTCCATTTAAAGGCGGAAGACCAGGATTAACGTTTAAAGAAATGGATGCTCAACATATAAACGAAACAATTTACTTTCCAAGCAAACCCGACTGGAAACCAATAAATTTAAGCTTATATGATATTAAAAAAAATAAAAATCCAGTTATGGAATGGATTAAAAAATCATATGAGGTTACATCAGCTGGGTCTGCTTGGAAGCCTAGCGCATCTGGATTTAAAATGGGCAAATGCTCTCTAGAGTTATTCGATGGCTCTGGTGAAACCATAGAGAAATGGATCTTAGAGAATGTATGGCCAAACTCTATAGAGTTTGGTGATCTTGATATGAGCACCAGTGATGTTGTTACTATAGATTTAACTCTTCGATATGATAGAGCGTACTTAGAATCATAAAATTAAATTTGTCGTTGATTTAATATAAAAATATTGTTATTATAAGTGCAACAAAAAGGAAAAAAATATGAAATTAAGTTTTCTTGAACTTATTGAGAGACAAGAATTAATTCAAAAATTAATAGACAATGGTTATGGAAAAATAATAGATATTTTACTTTTAAATGAAAATAAAGTTTACACTAAAAAAGGTAGATTAAATAAAAGTGGAGCATGTAGGCTTTTAGGCTGTAAGCCCAAGGAACTTGAAGAAACCATGCAAAAATGTAGGGATATACTTAAAAAAGAGATGGAAGGATAATTAAATATCCTTTATGTTCCAAGTTCCACCTTCACCAGCATCTGGGACAAACTCTTTGTTCTTTTTATAGCTAGGCTTGCCTTTTAATTTAGATATATCCCAAGGCTCTCCTTCTCCAACATTCATTTTTGGAGGCGTAGAATCGCCTTTTATGTGCTTTATATTCCACATACCACCTTCACCAGCATCTGGAACAAACTCTTTGTTCTTGGTGTAGGTTGGTTTGCCTTTTATGTGCTTTATATTCCACATACCACCTTCACCATTATTAACTCCCAGCCCATCTTTTGTAGGCTTTGCTTGATCCCCGCCACCAGGAATATGTTTTATATTCCACAATCCACCTTCTCCTGTGTTGAGAGAAGTGTCAATCATTTTATGATTCTTAAAGTTATATATTCTATCATCTATTGATAGATAAAAAATAGCATCGGCACTTCTGGTTAAATACCATTGAGGAGGATAAAGAGCTATTCCACCATATCCAGGTGGATATAAACCAGTTTTAGATCCTGGGTTTGATGCTTCATTTATATTCAGCCAATCTTTAAATTGCATATAGATATATATTACCTTTTATGCTTTTTATGTTTTTTATGCCTTCTGTGCTCTCCAGGAAACTGTCTTTTTACTAGTCCAATTCCAACCGGTTGTAAGTATGGGGCAATTGCATTGGATGTGGTGGCTCCTGGACTTCCAGAAACTGTTGTTGCTACAGGCGCAGCTACTGCATCCTCAAGCCAATTAAGAAAGCTTTTCATTTTGATTTTTTCTTACAAACAAGATAATCTTTTAAAGTCACTTTGCACTTTTCCATACCTTTTTGCTTCTTTACATAATCTTTGGCTTCTTTGAAAGAAGCTTTGGGATTTTTCTTAAGACAAGCTTTTAAGTGCTTTTCTACGCTGGCATCTGAGCCTTTTTCACTTGATTCTTCTGAGTCTTTATCAGATTTTTCGCCAGATTCTTCTGACTCTTTTTCGTCACTATCTTTATCAGACTTTATGCCTTTCTTTTTAAGAATTGCATCTTGTAAAGCCTTGGGAAGTTTTTTTTGTTTTGCAGTTAATCCTTCTGAAGCTTCTGTGACTGGTGTGAAATTATCTGCAATTCTTCCAGATGGAGCATAACCAACTTCTCCTGGACCGGCTTCATCAGCTGAGAAATTACCGTCTGAGAATCCGCTGTCGAACTTTTGAGTGGGATCACCAATTTGATTTAAAAGACTGCCTAGCCACTCTCTCTCTTCTTTTTTCATCTTCTTTTTCATCATTTTTGGAGCTTTTTCTTCATCATCCTCATCCTCATCCTCATCCTCATCCTCATCCTCATCCTCATCTTCTTCGGAATCCTCATCATCCTCATCTTCCTCATCTTCATCTTCTTCGGAATCCTCATCATCTTCATCTTCTTCGGAATCCTCATCCTCGGCATCTTCTTCATCCCTATCCTCTTCTTCATCTTCATTATCAGCATCATCTTCGTCTGAAAGCATGTTTTTGCAGTTTTTGCCGCATTTTGAACACTTTGAGCATCCACAGCTATCTGATCCTGGCTTATCTTTTTCTTCGGCAGCAACAACTATATCACTATCTTTTTCAACTTTTTTCTTTTTTCTGCCTTCTTCTAAATCTACACCTTCAATTTCAGCGCCCTCTACGTTTGAAGATATTCCTAACGATTGAGTCTGTGATAAACCTAGTGGGAATGAACCAAAAACTGATTCGTTTAATTGCTTCCATTGTTTGTAGCTGAGCATTTTAGACCTCTAATTAAAAGTTAAAGTGATAAATGTATATATTAATTAATGTATAATTTTTTTAAAAAAATATCTGTAATTCTGCTGCTTGCTGTAACCACACTGTGGTTAATAAACACCAAAAATAAAGAACATATAGATTTTGATAGAAAATCTATTAATAATTTTGAGCAGGAAACAATTGTTTTAGACTGTGAAATAAAAAAAGGTTTTTTAACCCTGGAATTGCAAGGATTTTTATACACAAATAAAGATAATTTTAAATTCAATCTTTATAAAAATTTAAAAAAACAAGTTGAGGTTGGTGCTAATCAAACTTATTTCTGGTACTGGTCTAGGGATGAAGCCCCAGAAAAATTATTCTACTCCAAAAAAGAATATATGGTAGATGTTTTTGAAAAAAGTTTTAATATTGTCTGGCTTTTGGAAACTTTAAAAAACAAAGAGTTTAGCAAATATGATAGTGAAAACACTGAATACTATATTGTTAAAATAAATAGAAAAGAATTGATATTTTCTTATTTTATAGACAAAAAAAGCAAACAAATTAAAAAATATGAATTAAGTGATCAAAAAAATAAAATTTCTCAAGCTGTAGCTTTGAATAGCTCTGAGATAGAGTATACATTTTTTGAAAAAGGTATAAAAATAAAGATAAAAATAAAAGACGCCTTCAAAAACAAGATTGATGAAAGCGTCTTTTTAACACCCTTTTCTGGTTATAAGGTGTTGAACGAAATGATTCCTACTTACCAAGAGCCCTTTTAATAGCATCTTGTCTTATTTGATTGACAGCGTTTCTGTTTACATTCAAACCAGAAACACTTTGAGATGCTCTTGGTGTAAGATTGCTTGGACCAACTATTTGTGATGGTCTTGGTGTATTTTGAACAATTTTAGGTGTAGTTGCTTGAGTTCTTGTAACCCTGCCAGCATTTTTTGAACATCCACATCCCATAATTAAACTCCTTTAGTTAATGGACCTAAAGTATATATTATTTATACAGATAAAAAAACCCTCCCAGACAGATATCTGGGAGGGTTCGAACTACACGATTATAGTTTAAAACTACCTACTGATAATAGCCTTCTTTTTATTCTTGCATGTCTTGTTTGATGGTGGGACAGACTTGCTTGCTCTCTTAATTACCGCATTCCCAGACTCAATAATACGAACATTATTGTACCCCAGTCTCTTTGCCATGTTCTTAGCGGCAGTAATAAGGGCTGATCTGGTTGAGAACCAGGTGCTACCATCAGCCTTTCTCTCCAACTTTGTTGGACGAAGACCATCAACATCAACAGTTGCCTCGAAATAATTCGTGGTACTGATCTTTTTCGAAGATACCTGAACATTCAGATTAGTCATAAAAAATCCTTTCTTAGTGTGAGTTTTAAGGAAAAAATTTAAAAATTACGTTTATTTTAAAGTTTTTGCTTATTGCTCGCTTGATGACATTATTATACATAAATTTTTTTTCAATTCAAGCTTTTCCTAAATAATTTTTGAATAATTTTTGATATATAAGTAATAGATACTTTGCAACTATTGCAACCATTAGTGAGGTAAAAATGAAAAATTTTATTGATTGGGCTACTGAAACCAAAAAAGAACTGCCTGTCTTTATTCTTGACGAAAAGACAAAAAGAGGCGGCATAGCAACATGGGCTTACCCAGATGCTGTGGCAAGAGGTCAGTATCCTGACTCCTACTTCCTGCCAATCGCCGCTGATGCTTTGTTTAAGCTAAAGGGCGGCAAGGCTAAGGGCTGATCTTAAAAAGCTATATCCACCCTAACAATCAAACCTCCGCCAAGTAAATTCAAGGCGGAGGTTTGATTTTTTATACTAACTCTGCATCAATCAAATCATCATCATCGTCAGATGATTCAACTTCCATAATATCCCCAGAGATTTCAAAACTAATAGCTTCCATGTATGGAGCAAAATAACTTTCTACTTGCTCTCTAGTTGATGCATTAATCAACTTTGGATGATTTAACACCACATCTAGGGGCATTTCATTCTTTTCCAAAGATGCTTTAAACTTGTTGTCTTCTTTGTCATCTCCTAAATAATCATCTTTTATAATAAAATTACCAGCACCCTTTGCCTCTAGTCTTTCTGCCTCTAGTAAGCAAGTGAGAAGACCACTAAGGGGATTTATTCCTTTATCAAAAAGTAACTGTATACCCTCGGACTCAACAAAAGGTTTGTGAGTTTTATTTTTAACATTTTTTAACTTTATGTTAACACCAAGAATTTTGTTTTTCTTGGCTGTTATTTTCTTCTCTATTTTCTTTTGAGTCTGAGGTCTAATTCGGCAACTTGCATAAAAAGGCAGTGCATTACCACCACCTGCTGTTGTTTCTGGGTTGCCAAACATTATTCCAATTTTCTCACGAGTCTGATTCAAAATTATTACAGTGGCGCCACTCTTCTCCATAACAGTGTTGAGTTTTCTTAACTCTCTAGAGCAGATTTTGGCTCTTTCTCCAGGCTGTTCATTACCACCCACAATTCTCTTGTACGTGGCTTTATCGTAACCTTCTGGGAGATCGACCTCTCTTAACTCTCTCGCACTTGGTGATACACCAATGCTGTCATAAACTATTACAATTGGTCTCTCTGTGTCCTTCTTTCTGATCTTTTCAATTACTGAATACATTTTTGCAAAAACCTCTTCAAGACTTTGAGGTGTATACCGCAAAACCTTGTTAAGATCACAATGACTTGCCTTCATTATAAATTCTTTATTTGCACTATTCTCACAGTCTAGAAGAACTGGGATTCCACCCATTTTCTGACATCCAAAAAGAATGTTATTGCCAAACAAGCTTTTTGCCGAGCTTGAAGGTCCATAAATTTCAGTTAATTTACCTCCAGGTATTCCACCATCTATAAATTTTCCACTACATATGTAGTTTAAAGCCAAGCTACCGGTGTCTACAAAGTAGTTCACACTATCTATTTTATCTAAAACATCTCCACCTGTTTCAGAAGCAATTTCTTTAAACAGATCGTCGAGAGAGTCATCAGATGCACTTGATTTTTTACGTTTCATTTTTTACAGTTCCTTTTAATAATTGTGTTTGAAAAAAAACCCCGCAGCCTAGCTGTTGACTAGGCTGCGGGGTCGAGCGGCACCCACACTTCACAGATCGTCTATTTCCTTGAGAAATTCATCGTCAGCCATCACTTCTTCTTCTACTACTGTTGAAGAAGCTGTCTCCAGCCCCAAATCAGCAGATGAAGTTGGCTTTGAAGTCTTGGCAGAAGGTTTTGAGGTAAATTCAGATGGATCATAGCTATCATCACTCTGAGTAGCATCTTCAACCAAACCGAGATGAACCTTTAAAGCATGTTTGAGTTCATCTTCAGTCTTGACAACCCTGATAGCCTGAAGATCATGGAGATTCTCTAGCCAAGTGTTGACCTCATCCGACTCGCCCAACGGCGAACTATCTAAGAACTTTGATAGATCGTAGTTTGGATACTCTCCATTCATCTTTTTGACCAGCTTAAAGTCTCTTCCAGACTTGGGATTTGTTACATCTCCAAGAGCTTCTTCACCAGCATCTTTGTCACCAACGATTGCTCTGACAATCATAGCGTGAATTGTTTTTCCACAACTAAAGATCTTAGGACCAGTGTTCTTTAGAGTCTCACCGGTTTTAGGATCTTTTTCCTGTCTTTGCATAACGTTGTAATAGTATCGCTCAATTCCCTTCAATTCTCTGTATTGGTTTCGGAGATCATCCTGAGCCTTACCTGTTACCTTGTCACTCTTAGCCCAAAGATCCCTTAAATACTTATCAATAACTGTGTTATCTCCAACCCACTTTGGACCCTTGTCTGTCTTGACAAGCTGCTTTGGGCTAAAGAAAATCTTCTTATTTCCATTGCTGTCTCTCAGCATATGGTATTTGACTGCACAAAATAAAGGTTCTCCCTTACGTCTGGGGAGGAGTCTCAGGGTAACGAACGAATTTGCGTCAGGATATCTGACGTAGGAATTATTATTCCCTTCTCCATTTGGACCCTTTGAATTGACTCTGTTACTCTCTAACTCAAGATCACTTAGATCAAGTGCTTCATAAGCTGCCATAATTAAACTCCTGTGATTAGTTGGGTGTTATTCGCTAGAACAGTTTCATTATAACCAAAGCTTTTTTTCATTCAATAGGTTGTTCTGATTTTTCTTCTAGATTTTTTTCTGCTATGGTCTTTATTTTTTCTTTTAAGTCCATACCTTCTGTTAACTTTTCATTTTCTTCACGCTCTTTTTGCTCTCTGATATATTCTTGCTCTAAAGCTTCTAAAAGCTTCATATTTCTTTCGAGCTTATTTTTAATATTTTCATTTTTTATTTTTTCTTGTTCAGGATCTATATTTTTCACAAAAGGTTTTTCCTTTCCATTTTTTAATTCATATTCTGTTTCAAATCTCAATTGATCTTGTTTTTCTTTTTTAACAGATTCTCTAATCTGTTTTCTTCTATACAAGACCCTAGCTCTTGCTATCTGCTCTCTATTTTTCTTTTTTCTTTCTTTTTGTTTTTTACTCATTTTTTACCTTACTGATGGAAGACTACCTTTTATAACGCCGCCCCAATTTAGTCCGTCATTTAATTCTTCGTCTTCTTGGGATAAATTTGTAGCTGGGACGAAACAATCATCCGCAACCTTTTTTTCGTGATTATTATCATCCAATAGAAGATAAATTTCACTTATTCCGTTTAATCCTTTTTCTATTTTATAAATCTCATAAATTTTGTCAGGAGTGAGTTTAACGCCCTGTTTAAGCAAATTTATCTGTTGTTGTGGCTCTGGGGCGAACAACATTCTTCTTAAAACTCTTGTGGTTCCTTTCACAATGCCAGTTTCATTTTTTTGTTGTAAAGGAATTTCTACAAGGGAAGGTGCTGATCCAACGGATTCTGTTTCATTGCTTTCTTGCTTTATGTCTATTTCAAAATTATCATCTAAGATAATTTTCTTATTTTTAATTATAATACCATTTTTAGTTTCTTTGAAACTGATTTTCTTTTTAGTAATTTCATATATTTCTATATCTTCAACCCACACGTCTCTTCTTGCCAACTGCTTCATAATAACAGAAGCTAGCTTTTCTATTGGGGTGTCTTCATAAGGATCTCCAACTCTTTTTTTAAAGTTGTTCGATTCTTCCTCTTTGTAAGTTCCTGTTTCTTTATCTTTTGCCTTATAATAAAAAATTACTTCATATCCCATTATTTTTTAATTACTCCAGTTCCGTATCTTGTGTTAAACACTTTATATTCTTTTTTATATCCATTTGCAATATTAAAAAATATTTCTTCATTTTTTTTATTGCTTTTTATAAAATCCATTACAATAAAGCCATCTTTGTTCAATTTCAAATATATAAAATCACATAAAGCAAACAGGTTATCATAACTTCCTTGAGAATTAATTATTGCTAAGTCAAATGTTTTATTTTCAATTTTATCCAAAAACTCTTTATCCAATAACTCTCCATAATAAAATTCAAAGCTTTTTTTATAATTTTTTTTAATATTTGATATTCCTAATTTTTCATCCCAGTAGCTGTCCGTTTTGTTTTGCATTGCCAACATGTAATCTACTGTTTTGCATGATTTCAAGAAACAACTACCAATAAAACCTAAGTCAAAACCGACTTCCAACATGCTTTTAGGATTTAAATACTTTCCAAGGTGATAATAAAAAGGTATATACAAAGGATCATTAAAAGCCCCAGTTCTTCTGCTTGATTCATCTATGAATTTAAAACCACTAGTAAGTGTGTTTGTTGTGACTATTGATTTAGTTAAATCTTTTTCAAGTTCTTCTAACATTTAATATTTTCTAATTTTATTTTAGATTTTTTTGCTATATCTAAACTTATTTTCCAATCATTTTCATCAACACAATTACTTTTTTTATCTCCATAAATTACTCTGGATATTCCACTATGTGATATTCTAAGCATACATTTGCTGCACGGAGGTCCGGTAACATACAAGGAGCAGCCTTCTAAATTTCTCTTTTCAGCAGACCATAGTCCATTTTCTTCTGCGTGAATAATGTACGAGTATTTGGTGTCTCTGGACCAATCCATATCTTTATCGTCAATTTTTCTACTTCCACCATTATATCCGGTGCTTACAATTCTATTATCTTTATCTACAATCACCGAGCCGTGTTGTGTAGAAGGATCCTTGCTTCTTGTTGCAACTTCTTTACATAGATTTAAAAAATAATAATCCCAAGAAGGAACATCTCTTGGAGGCATCATGCTGTTTTCTTTCTGTATTTAGTCCATATTTCAAGATCTAGCTCGCTTATGCTTTTACCCATACTTTTTGCCAAATCAATAAATATTTTTTCAATTTCTAAGTATTGTTTTTTATTAGGAGTAGATTTGGGAACTTTATATCCTAATTCTCCCAAGTATCTTAAAACATGCCTATCTAATCCAGCTATATTTTGATTCTTTCTTGTGTGAATCATAAAACATCTAACGCTTTTAGGTCCTAAACCCCAAACATTTTCAAGATCTTCTATTGAGCAAGTTGATAAATCTAAATTTTTTGATATTAAATCTACTATGGCTTTGCTTTTATTATTGTAGCAGCCGACACCAAACTTCTTTAGTTCCTCACCTAGATTTTTAATGCTTCCCAATATTGATAAAGGACTTATCAAGCCTGTTAATTTACTGTGTTCAGACAATATATTATTAAGACATCTTGCTGCTGTGTGACCATTCTTACCAGCTGCAAAAATCCAAAACAAAATTTGCAACTCCAGACCTTCTTTGTCTAGGTTGAAACAAGTTACATTATCTGGGTCTATTTTATAGTTCATGCTTCTGAAACAAATCTGTCGAGGTCTGAGGTTTCTGTCATTTTGTAAATATCTTTATTGAGCTTGTCCATTTCTTTTCTCAGTGTGTAACCTCTATTTTGTGCATTATCATGGTTTCTATCCCAAGCTTTTAAGTGAGCTTTGATCTGACCAACGGTTTCGTTTAATTCAACAACTTTCTTTTTTGCGGTAATTACTTCTGGGTGGGCGTTAGATTTAGCTTTTGCATATTGCTCTGTACCGCCTTCGTCTTTTGCTTCTATATATTTTTGACTAAAGATAGCCTCTGCATCAATTTCAGCAAGTAATTTTTCTTTCTGTGCGTATTCTAATTGTTTTCCAAAAAAATCAACCCAACCATATTCTCTTTCCATATATTCGTTTATTGTATTATCACTAAACTCCATATTTTTGGGATCTAGGGATATCTCTTTATTGTTAACAATAACTTTTAGATTTTCAATTGGCGGTTCCATATTTTTCCTTTCAAGAGTAAGAATCTACGTTGTCACTATCTTCGTTTGTGGGATCATAAAGATGTTTCTTTTTCTTCTTAGAATTAGAATCACCAGTAACTCCATCTTTATTTTCCATAACAGAGTCATTTTTTTTCTGATTAACTAAATTCATTTTTTGTTTATATTCTTCATTAGATATTTCCGATATATCCAGTGTTGCGCCATAAACTGGGACATCGTAGCCAAAAGATACATATAAAGGAAACCTACTTTTACCATTTCTGTGTTTGATGATGAAAAGTCTTGCAACTCCGGCGTCTTTCTCCAAAGGTTGTTGGTTTATACTCCAAAA